TTTACCAAAACCATTACGTGCCATTAGTTACCACGAACCTCTTTACCATTATCTTTGGTTAATTTAAAACTAATTTTCTCTTCGAATCTAACTTTATCATCCAAGCCTGAACGACCACTATTTCTTAAGTTTATTCGTTCCAAAAGGTTAAACACTCCCTTCATGGTCATAGTCATTAGACTATACTCCATTCATTGTGTGATTTACGTACAGTGTCAGAGTATCTGTTGCTGTTTTGTGGAAACTTGCTGGACTTGAAAAGTTCCAGTGAGTTAATATTTTTGGGTTGCCACTTAATGTTGCTGCCTTATCGACAATACATCCACCAGTGATTGCATTACCTGAACTAGTATCAATTTGTGATGTAGTCCATGAGAATTTATAAGTTACAACATCAACGCCTGCGCCTGTGTTATCAGAATCGCCGTCATTGGTTTTTGGGTATGCAGAGGTACAGTCTTTCTGTGCTCCACTTGAAACAATTGGGTTTGTTACATTATTATAAGTATCAGTTTTTGCTAAAGAGTTTGCACTTGAAGGGTTCTGTAATATACAGGTTGCTCCAGCTCCACTTGCTACTGCTGCGAAATTTTCATTCGAAGAAGGGGTTTCTGCACAAGCTTTCTTTGCATAATAAATATCACCGTCATTTGTGACTATGTTTGCTCCATAGAACCATTCTTTGTTGCCTTGGGTATCTGTCTTAATTACACAGATATTGTTCTTTGGATCAATGTCTTTTGGGACTTCGTTTCCGTTTCCTTTTATTAGACTAATCATACTGATATTCCTTCACAATTGTAGTATTTAAAGATTTTCAACGCCTAATTGGTGTCCGTGACTTCATTTTGGAAAGTATTTATATTTTCATTCAATTTACCTATATCATCCATAACATCATAAGCAAAATCCCCACATTCGACAACAGTTTGTCCTTTAGGAAAATGATATGTAATCTTCTTAACCACAAATTCCTCATTATATAATCCTATATTACCATGATCTAAAGTGGTAGTCATGCCTATACCCAGAGCATTTATCATTCTTGGAACTATTAGTGTTACCTGTCTATTTGGAAAAGCTTTAGCACCCAAAATTCTCCGTGCTAATGAAGTTATTGTAGTTAAATCTTGTATTTGTGGAACTATGTATTTTCTTGATTTCAATCCATTCTTCTTTATTAATTCATCATTTCTAATGGAAAAATAGCCATCATCATCTTCATAATCTAATATTTTTAAATGTAGTTTAACTTCCACAGAACCAGAAGTGCCAAAACCACTACCCCATGTAATTATACCATTTTGGAATTTATAGCCTCCACTACTTGGATTTCCACTTGAAACTGCTTGCATTTCAGTTCCACTCCTTTCTATTTTATCCAATGTTACAAAATGTTTATTATCTAAAAATGCTTTATCCGCAAAATATTTGTAAACATTGAATTGACCAGAAGTACCACCATTACTAGTAGAAGGATATGTATTAAAATCATCCTCATATTGTGATATGGTGTATGGTCTTGATTTTGTTGAAGCAAAAACTTGAACTTCATTAATATCACTATTATCATCGTAGCCTTCATTTTCAATTCTATATCCATTATTTGTTGAAAAATATGTTTGATTTGGTATTTCACTTGATTCAAAAACCAATACTTTTCTTGGTAATATTTGGAATTGATCTGCACCATAGAGATGAACTAATTCAGATGGTGTTTTTAATTGACCAGCATTTCCACCACTTTCTATAATTTTAAATTGCTTATTCCCAATTGCTGCTAACAATCTAACAGTATCAATTAATTTTCCACCAGCATCATATCTATTCACATTCCTTACATGACTTGCGCTAAAAAGTGGTGCGCCTAATCCCTGTGAATTAGCTGATGTGCCTTCATCTTCATCATTTCCTATGCCACCACCACCAGTTGAAGTACCAGCAATTTTATTTATATATTTAAACTCAAAGCTTGCATCCTTGCCTAAATGACATCTTTGATCTGTAGTAGATGTATCTGTCCAATCTGCCCCCTTCCCTGTACTATCCAATCTATTAGTATTATAATTTAAAATTATATCATCCAATATGTTTTCCAAAAGAGTAGATTGATTATATGGAACAGTTGTACCAGAAATTAGAGAAGTGGCATTCGTGAAAACATAAATACCTCTATGTGCATTACTTGCATTATCAGGGTTTGAAATTCCAACAGTAAACATATTTTCAGTTATTTCTGTGTTAAGAAATACACCAGAATGACCTAATGCGTGTACCATTGATTTTCCACTAGTGTTTATAATATCAGTTATTTTACCACCAAATTTCATTGTAGATAATGGTAAGAGTCTTTTCCAAATTCTAGTATGCCATTCTGCAGCAGAAGTACCATCCCATCCCTTTAGTAAGTTATTGAATGCTTCATTATAAATTCTAAGAGCATAAATTTTTCCTTTAAATGGATTCTGTGATGAAGAATCAGCACCCAAATAAATATCTTTTGTAGTGTTTATCTCTTCTAATTTATAATTTGCATTGTTATGCCAAAGATATGACGTATAAGGTTTATTATCAACTTGTATTTGTGTTACCTTGTATTTACTTTGGTCTGTAAAATTAGTAGGATCAGCTCTATCTGCTGTCCAAACTCTTATGAAACAATCTTTCTCATAACCAGCTGTTTCACAATTCGTTGAGCCAAAACCAGTTGTTTGTTCATCAACTGTACTTCCATGTTTTGCTTTTTGTTTAAGTTGAGCATATATCTTATTTTCACTAAGATCATGTTTTAGTGAAATCTCTATTCCAGTATTACTATCCATTCTACTAAAAATAACTTGTTCCTCATCTGCACTACTACTAAATGTGTCCTCAGCTGGTGTTCTTATATGAAGATGAATTTCTCTTCCATTTTCAAAGTTTATTCTATCTTTGTTATTTTCATATTCACTTTGCTTAAATCTTATTATTTGATGTATTGTTGAACTATAAGAACAATCTAAATAATGATGACCTCTATATCTTGATGTGGAATCAGTTTCCGTACCATATACTGGTGATCTTGTGGTTATATTATTTCCACCAGTGCTTGTTCCATCTATTCTAAAACCATCTATGTTATAACCTCCTTCATCTCTTAAGTTATGATAAAAATTATAAGAACAAGCTAAATTATCAACAGAAAGATCATCTGAGATAAAAGATATAATATCACCTGTTTTAATATCATGTCCTCCTCTTATCACAAACTTTGCATTATCAACAGCTCTACTACCTTCTAATTTAATAGTTCCTGAATTTATTGGTATTTCTCCTCTATTAACTTTATAGTTAGAACCATCTACTTCCCTTCTTTCAACTAATACTTTGTAATCCAATTATTGCACCGTCACAGAAGAACTTGGGTTTGTCCATTTATTACCTGACGAATTTGTTGTGGTTTTTGCAGAAACTCTAAATTCATAATTACCAGCACTTCCTAATTCAACTGTTAATGTTTGTGTTGAAGCTGTTGTTGCACTTATAGAATAATCTATATCATTAGCTGGTACCTGTGACCATCCACTTGTACCTACAGCTCTATATTGTACTATGTAACCTGTTATTCCAGTATCAGCACCAAATTCTAATGTTTTAAGTTGGTTAACTTTCACGCCATGAGATGGATTACTAGTTACTGAATCATCTGATATACTTAATGTTGCACCACCACTATTATTTACTGGAGCAGATGCTAACAATGAATCACTAGACGATGTAACATTTCCTACAACAAATTGGAAACTTCCATCCCAAATTACAGGTGATGAACTACTAACACTAAATGACATTTTTTGTAAAGTTCCCTTCATTGTTAATGAATCTCCTATGACAAGTGTATATTTATCACCTACTACTATAGGTACAAAATTATCTTTAAAAACCTGAATTTGTTCTAAAGCAGTATCAGCATTACCATAAATAGATGCTGGTATTGTACCTGAACCTGAGGTGAATGGTGTTGTTCCCCTATCTCTTATTTTCCACGTCACGTTAGCTGTTGTAGTGTTACCTTCTACTTTGATAAGTATGTTTTCAACGTCAGCCATCTGAGGTAAAGGCATTGGTGCTAACGGTGTAGAGAAATCCATAGTTATGTTTGTTATGTTATCAGCAGTATATATTACAGTATAACCTTTCGATTCTCCTTCATATGATAAAGTGAAAGGGTTAACCATCTATCCAATCATCGCCTTTGTTTCTTTCTGAATGTTTGAACTAACTGCATGTCCGACATCATTAACATCTACATTATTATTAACTGCACCAATATTTGTTTGAATCATTACTCCACCAGAAGATTCTGTTGTAGCAGAACCACCTCCTAGTTGATCCATTAGACCATAACCTTCAAGTATTGTGTGTTCAGGTAAAATTAAATCTCTTGCAATTCCCATAAACTCTGCATCTTGCCTTAACTGTTCATATGCTTCTGGGTTTATTGCTTTAAGACCTGCAAGTCCAACCTCTGCACCTAGCATTGCCCAACCTGCTATTGGTATTGCTTTCAATGCTGCCCTTCCTCCAAACATTGCAGCCATGCTTGCAATTTTTGGTGTCATTTTAATTCCAATTCCAGCTAAACGTTTTGATATACTTGCCATTCTTCCACCTGTGGCTCTTCCAGATGTTCCACCAGAATTACCTGAAAGAATTCCTTTATTTCCTTGACCTGTACCTGTCCATTGTTTACCACCTGATGAACCACCTCCTCCTCCACCACGACCTGTAAATCTACCTATAACTTTCTTTGTAGCTAAACCACCTGCTGCTGCCAACCCTAAACCACCAACACCTAATGCTGCACCAGTAGCACCAATTGCTCCTTCAATATTTCCTTCTCTCTGTCCAAATATCCAAGCTAAAACATCAAGTGGTGATATAGCTTCAAATGTTAAACCTAATGCACCCAATATGTCTCCCTTTGCAAGTTTTTCACCTATCTCTGTTCCCAATTTCATGAGGAATGGGTATGCTTCTTTGAAGAATGGCATTACTGTTGATAACATCATCATTGCTATTGGTCTCAAAATAAATCCTATAAAGTCTCCAAATGGTCTTAGAACTAAATTAAATGCCAAGTTCATAACTTCTAACATTTTCTGTAACATTGGTGAAACGCTTAATAATTTCTTAAATGCACCTATCAATAATCCTATACTTATTGTACTTAATAGAATGCCACCTTTATTTCTTGAAGCCCAGTTTGCCACAACTTCCATTTTCTTAGCCATTGCAGCTAGATTTTTATTATTGTCTAAAGTTTTACCAGCATCTGTCTCTGCCAAGTCTTTTAACTCTGTAGTTAAATTACTGAATGTTTTACGCATTTCTTTTAAATTTTGAAATTCTAATTGAAAATCTGCACTCTGACTACTATTTGCATCCATATCACCAGTAATTCCATATTTGGCTCTTATGTTTTTATCTTCCATAGATATATCAGAAGCTAATGTTGATTTTTCTCTTCCTATCTGAGTTCTTCTAGCAGATGTTTCAATTAACTTTGCTGATCGTGTCATACCTATCATACCTGCACCCATTGGTGTGATACCTCCAAGCATTCCTAAGGCTTTGGTTAAACCAACCTCAAACCCCTCAAAACTATGTCTTAACCTAATATTTCTTCTTACATTTTCTGCATGATGATCATCTAACTCTTTTGCAATAATAGCTCTCTGCCTTCTTGCCTTTTCATTATCTGCCCATTTCAAATTCTCTTGTTTGTGGATCAAATCTTGTAATTTTAATCTAGATCTATTATTTGCCAATGTTTGCTTATGTTGTGTATCTGCAATCTTCATTCTTGCCACAGATTGCTCCATAAGTCTTATTTCCTTCACCATAGCAGTACTCATATTTTCTATTCTTTTCTCTAATTGTTCTGCTAATTGTGTCCATCTCTTTATGATATCTCCGTCTCTTGCCATGTTTTATATACCTCTATTTTAGTATTAAAAGTTTTTCCTCATTTTTCTAGGCATATTCATGGCTTTTTGATTCTTTGCATCATCCATAGACTGTTTGTGTGTTTTTAAGAGATTTTGTAAATACTTTATTGGTTGTTCATCTACAGTTTTTTTATCCCAACCGAATTCTCGTGCACAGAAATAGTATATTAAGTACCTTGTTTCTTCGGCTCTTCCAAGCTTTGGAATGTCAGCATCCAATCCTCTATATAATCGGCTAAAGGGTGGTATCTCAGCACCTCTCTGAGTATAGTTTGAACGGTTTTCGCGTCCAGTAGTTTTATTGTTGTCATATCGCCCACTTTGAAAGGAGCTTTCTTGATTACTCTTAATAAAAGATTCATTCTATATGTTGGTAAATCTACTTTTGGTTTTGTTACATCTGATAAATCTACTGCACCACCTACTAATTCTTCTACATCTCCAAATGTTAAAGAGTCTTCAAATTCAACTATGTGGTCAGCATTTTTGTATTTAATTTTGACAGTTTGAATTGCCATACATTAATAATTTATATGTATCTTATAAAGGTTATGCCACTATAGCTTTTATTCTTGCAACTCTTGCCTTAAATGGTAAGTCTTGCATTACTGGTTCTATAGGTTCTAAACCTGTTATACTGTGTTCGTCAAATGATAGACCTTGTAAGTCAATAGTAATTGATTTACCTGAATCATCTCCACTTGTTAATACTAATGATAATGCTACATTGCTACCATCTTCATCAATACCACCTTTACTATCACCAGCACCTACACCTGAACCAGTGTAATCTGCTGCTTGGTCTAATACGTGTTGTAATAGTAAATTATCTTTAAAGGTTGTTGTAAATGAACCTGTTACCTCTAATACTCTTCTGTATGCTTCTTTTGCATGATGTTCGCCTAGACCGTATAAGAGGTCAGCGTTTTGGTTAAATGTTATATTGAAACTTTGTACTTCTGCTACAGGTACTTGTGAAGATCCGTTAGAAACAGTTAGAGTTCCATGTGCAAATGTCAATGGTACACCTGCAACATTAGCCATCTCAGTCATTGTACCACTTGCAATAGCTGGTGATGTTGCTGTTACTTCTTTACCAAATGTCATATCAACTGTTCCGTTAACTGGTTCTCCAATTGATGTTGATAATCCTATACTGTTAACAACTCCTCCTAATAATTTTCTTGTTGAAAGGTTTGAACCCATTTGTACTTGAATTTGTGTTGCAATTGATTTTGCTGTTATTGGTGCTTTATTTTCTCCTATTGTAGCATGTGGGTAATAGTGAGGTGCACTACTATTTCCAGCTGCGCCTGATTCTCCATATACACCACCGAATATTGCATGTGATGTTTGTGAATCAAATACAAAACCAATACCAAGTCTTCCCTGTTGTTGTCCATATCCGTAAGCTGCTGGTTCTACTTGACCTAATTTATTAAAATCTATTCTATTTGTTGTTAAACTTAATGATGTTACTCTAGTATTTAGTCCATATGTTTTATTGACTGTTGGTGATGCTCCAGCAAATGAGCCAGCTGCTTCAAAGCCATAAATTACCGATGCTCCACCAGATGTATAAACTTCTGCCATAATATAAAAGATAACGTATTCCTATTTAAAGATTATTAGGGATCTGCCTTTCTTATGGATAATGTGAGTATGTAACTATACATATTACGATAAAGGTAGTTTTTACTGAATGAACTAACTACACGTAAATCAGCATAACCTGTGCCTGTTATATTCTCTTTTATTATGGTTGCAACCTTCTTTACTACCTCATTATGTCTTTTAATATCTCTAAAGGTTCTTATTTCTAATTCTAATTGTTGGTCATGCCAAAAAGCCTGTCCACCAATTCCAAAATAATTAACTACCTCATTTTTTGGATATATGATTAACTCATCACGTCTATCATCCATAAATCCAACAGATCTTTTATCCCAAATAGCTGATACTCTTGGTGGTCTAATGTCTTTCCATTTATTAGTGATAAGATCTTGAACTATTGTAACTGCATCATATGTGAATATTCCCATATATCTTATTCACCTGAATGGTATTTATAATTGACGGTATATTTGAAATTTTTCCATTCATCTTTACCTCCATATGAGCCTTCGGAAGGTCTCATATTCTTAGTATGCTCATTCCATTCATGATCAGTCATTTGGTTTGGTTTTCTACCAACATACCATAATTTCCTTGATACTTTGTACGCAACAGCATCTATTAAAAGTCTCTTCGTGGTGGTTGGATTACGTTGATGTTCATTTGGAGAAAAATTAATAGTTTTCATATGTTTTTTAAAATTCTCAGTCACGCTCATAAACTGCTCCATTTCAGGTGTATCTTTTTCTCTATAATACTCCTCAATCACTTCTTCATCTGACATGCCAGCTATTTTCACATGTTCCACCCAGTGTTTTATTGCTGAGATGTTTGGTTTTGCTGTTGCTGGGTACCATCCTTTTTTATAACTATCTGGTGTTGTATCTTTTTTAACTTGTTCTGGTATGCTTGTAACTGATCTTTTACCAATAAATGATTCCATCCACATATCTGTTGGGTCTCTTTCTATGTTATAATCTTGCATTTGTGCTATAGCATTATCTACTTCTGCTTCTGTTGCAGATTCCCAAGCTTCAAAGTTTTTAACATCATTTGGTGTTGGATAGTCTAATTCTATTTCTCCATCCCAACTTGCAGCCTCTATTAATTCATTGGTGGTTGAATTCAGTTTCACTTCTTTACCTCCTATTTTAATACTAGCATCACCATTAGCTTTTAATATTCTTCTTACTCTTTGAAGACCTTTAACGATTTTATTTACACGAAACATTCCTTTTAAGGACTCATATGTATTCATTAGGCTATAACAAATACTTCTTTCCGATTAGTGATACATTGCTCAATATCATCTTGCCAATATTTCTTTGATTCACTTGGTGAGTTTATACCACCTGTTGGCAATTCATCCATACGGAAACTACTATTCATTAAATCAATAGCTGTCATTTTAATTATTGCATCTGATATATCAGAAGGAATAACTGTATCACCTGAATATTCTTCTCCTCCATATCTGTATGTAACTCTCACTCTATTCTTTCTTAGAATTGAAAATAGGAAACCTCTTAATGCAAGTGTACCTCTTTCATACTCTATATCAAACCATTGACCGTTATCTACAATGTTTTCCCATGTTGCACTAGCACCCTGCCAAATTTCTATTTTATCTCCTTGACTTGAATTTAGATCTAAAATTCTTCTATGTTTTAGAAATATAGGTGTACCCCAACCAAATGTATAAAGTAATGGTAAACTATGAACCTCTCTTGTTATAGTTTTTGTACGCCATGCGTGACCTGTTCTTCGGTCAAATTCATCTTCTTTTCTGTTGATTATCTTCTCAACTTGTGTCTTATTAGGAGTACTGTTAGCAGTAATGGGGACTCTGAGAAAATCAGATACATCTGCGACTGAACAGTAAGTTGTAGCCATGTAATATATAAACCGAGTATGTATTTAAATTTACTTAAAAACAACAGTCCATTCTGCTGAACCTGTGACGTCTGCATAGATACCACTCTCAAATCTTCTATTGATATCTTGATAATTTCCTTCTATTTCACCAAAAATAGAGAATTCTGTTACCCCACTAGCATCACCATTCTTTAATACTAATTTAGCTCCACTTGAACCTTTTTTGCTACAAAAGACAGAAACGACAACACCGTGACTAGCTTTTATAGCTGTATCTGCATTAAATGAGATTACATTGTGGTTTAATTCTACCATGCTTATATGAGGATATACGAGTATATAATGTTTTCTGAGAGTAAAAGAAAAAAAATTGGCTTTTTTTGGATCTAGTAGCCTATGACTAGGAATTCGAATACTTTATTTGCAATTGAAGTTGAGTTTGCTACTTCTGCAAATACTGCACCTGCTGAACCACCTACGGAATAGAGTTTAATCTTTTCGTTAGCCTTATCATATTCTACTTTGTATAGTGAATCTGTAAATTCAGGTATCACTGCTACGAGTGTAGAGATTCTTCCCTCTTTGAGGTCGGCTGACACTCCGTTAGTTGCATAAGCATCAGAACCACCTGCGGTAGCTTTGATCTTATAGATTCGCAGTTTTGAAGTCAATGCTGCTTGCCAAGAAAGTGTTTTTCTGACATTGCCAGCTGTCCAGTCGGATGTACTTAATGTAACTGCCATATATATTTCACAATAGGGTATTATATAAATATGCCCCCCTAGTTTTCACTAGAGGGGTAAAATTTGTTAAACGTTGTTAAATTCTCCAACGCACAAGAATGTGTAAAGCTCTGACTCTCTCACTAATTGTTTTTAGGTGTTCCTAGATATAAGTATTAAAAAAAAGGAAAAAAGGGGGTTAGTTCGACTAAAGTTTAATATCTCTAATCTTACCTTGTGATTTGAAGTGACGACAAACTGTTTCGCCCATTGTTCTGAAAACACCTTTCTCAACAAATGCATTGTTGATGAATGGATAGCCTGCGGATCTTCTAGTTGCTTCATAGTATTCAGTTGGAATTGCGATTTGAATTCCGATTCTTGGATAACCATATCCTTCTGCATCACTAGTGTCCAATGCGAATAATCTTCCGATTTCTGCTGAATCACCAGCATCGCTTGGAGCATCTTTGGATGGAATGAATGGTATTCCGTAAATGGAATCTACGTGAATTCCGACACCTGTACCTTTGAATGTTTGAATTCCGTTAACATCGATTTGTACTAAACTTTCGCCGTATGGATTTGGAATACGGACGGAAGGCATGTATAAACCTTGTATTTCGGAGTAAACTTCGTGGGAACCGAGGAATACGTTTGGATCTTTACCAGCTGCTACTCTAATCTTTCGTAAGAAAGTACGGAGTGTATCATCTGTTAAGACGCCATTGGTACCTATAGTACCAGAAGCAGATTCTACTGTGCTATCAAAGTCAGTTCCAGAGTCTCTATCAATGGTTGCATTAGCTGCCCATGGATCATATGAACCTGTTGTACTTCCACCTAGAGCATCTTCCTCAGCATCACTTGAAATGATTCTGTCAAGAGTCTCAAAGTCTTTAGTACCTGCCCATGTACCTGATCCACTTACTGTACCTTCAACATCTGCTAGAAGCATACGATTTAGAAATTCTTTGTGCTGTACTGCCATATACAAACGGAGTGAACCAAGTCCTCCCCAAATGTCATCTTTAGAGTGTGTTGCTAACCATTCCATAACCTCAGTTGCACTGAAAGGCAATTGAGCTGTCTTTGGTCTAACATCAATCTCTTGTAATGTTGGCTTTACTGTCTCAGCAATATTTCCACCTTCACTTGTACCACCCAATGCAGTATTGCCTTGGTTAGTGTTTAGTGTTGGTTTGGCTGTAATGACCCTCCATCCAGATTTGTCCCATGGGTATTTTGGTAATATACCAAAAGCGTTTGCCTCAAGGTTTAATTGAGCCCATGCATATGCGCCGAAGATAGCATTAAATGTACCTGCGGTGCTAGTTGTTACTGGAGCATCTGCTTTTCTAAGGAGGTTACGGTTATAGCCGTAGTATTGTGCTTCCAACTCATCGATTGTTTTGATTTGTACCATTTTAGTATTGACCTACCTCGTCTGGAGTTGGTTGATAGTAAGTTCCTTTCAGAATGTTACGTGCGACGCCAGCTAAACCTTCATAACCATTTTCACGAGCATCTTTCAAAATTGGACTAAAGTCCTCTTCGAATGATTTTGCTACTTGTGTAGTTGGTCTTGGGGTTTCTGTAGAAAAAGTGTGTTCTGCTTTCTCTTGCATTTTCAACTCACCTTCGTCAGCTTCTGGTGATTTCTCACCATCGTTTGGACTTCTATCTGAATCTAATCCAGTTTGACGTGAATTTGATTGATATTCGTCTGGTACGGTGACTTTTGCTCCTACATCTTCTTCATCTGAAACTGCTGGTTTCAATGGGAGGTCAGTTGGAGTTTCTAAGGCTTTAAGTCTATTGTCAATACCATCTAAGGTAGAGCCAACAGCTTTTTGAGTTTCTGCTAAAGATTGGATAACATCAGTTAATGTTTCCATGTTTGATTTCACGGTGTCTCGGAATGATTTTTCAACTTCTTCCTTGTCTTGTGATTCTTCTTTTTCATCTTTGGCTTCTGTCTCTTCTATAACTTCTTTTTTGGATTCTTCTTCTGCCATGTCCTTATCAGATTCTTCTTTTTTCGAGTTTATAAGTATTTCGTCACTTTTATATGTATCAGAATCAGCCTTTCCTTGACCACCTAGTTGATTATTATTATCTTCTGTTTGATAACCTGATTTAATTTTTCTACCAGAACTTGCATGTTCATTAACATCTTGATTGTATGCACCATGATTATTACCATCATTTTCTGCGTCTTGTTTACCTTCACTGTCTTTTTCATCTGCTTTATCTTCATTTTCATCCTTTACTTCTGTTGTTTGAACGCCTGTTCCTACACCTGAATTCTGATTGTATGTATGATCATGACCTAAACCACGTTGTCCTTGTGCGTGTATTTGATCTCCTCCACCCATATTACTATCTTTTTCAACATAACAGCCGAATTTGTCACATTTTATGACCATTTTGCCATCTCTTTCCTCAATATTTTCAGTCATAGCCTTTGCAATTGGGTTATAATCAGTAATTAATGCTAATGGGACAGCTGGATCTTTACAAACTGCTACCTCATAATGCTCTAAATTCTTTAATTCATATGCTACTGAACCATCTTTCATTACTTTTGGAGTTCTGTTTGATTTTGTTGCTCCACCGAATGATAGTCCTTTATACTCGCCTGATTTGATTTTTTTCCAAATCTCATTATCTAATTCATAATTCTTATGTATTTTACCTGTTATTTTGATTGCTGGCAAATCCTCTCCTTCTTTGTTTTTATACACTGTTTGTGCATAACTAATGCCTTTTCCAATAATACGGTTAGAATGAGTATCACTGATTGGTGCTCCTCTATCCATCCAAATAGGTAAAACCTTGATTAATTCATCTACAACTGTTATTTCACCCTGTTTATCTTTTACTTGGACTGTGAGATAACCTTCAAAGAATCTATCATCGCCTTGAATGGCGTGTAGAGACTTAGTTACTAGTCGATTGAAATATAAATCCTCACTTTCCAATGTTTAAATTCATACATTATTACTTATAAAGTTTTTAGTAAAAAAGGTAAAATGGTTGGGTAATTTACCCAAAACATAGCCATTCTAGTCTTTCTTTGCTTTTGTAACTGCGAAATCAGCTGCGAAACCAGTGGTCAAACCAACTAAGGCTAAACCAATATCCCCAACTCCCTCAGTTGCGATAGTTTGACCTATTGCTACTGCTGCGAAGGTGGATATGATTAAAGCACCTGCGAATTTTCTTGCAGAGAAAGGTTCGTCTGTTCTATGTAAGTAACCTCGTAGTGTGTTTAAACCTGCACCGATTACTGCTGCTCCAACAGTTATTAGTACTGGATCTACCATAGATTGATTGATTCTGAGGGATTATATAAGGATTATTACTCTTTGTCTAAGACTTTTCCTACTAAATCTTCTAAATCAGAGTTGGCTTCTTCATGAAGTCTATTAGATTGTCTATCTAATGCTGTTGCTAAAATAATTAGGGCTTTTTGTAGTTGTGTAACTCTTAAACATAAGTCCTTTTGTGTAGAAGATATTTTTCTAAAATATGCTATTAATGTTCCACCACTACCAAGAGCGATTGCTATGACTATTTCTGAGAATAATCCATCAATTATTTCGAACATAAATACCTTTTGGTCATTTCGGTATTTAAAGATTACATTGGTCTGAGTTCTTTAGTCTCTATTAACTCTAATAGAATTAACGGATCTCGTGTAACAAGTTCCATGAACATTGTGTCACCACCACTCACGCCCTCAAATCTACCACAAGCAAAACATATAAAAATACTATGAAGACCATCAGTGTAAGGGTACATTTTCTTTTTACATTTACATTGCATGTGCTCTGATTCTAATCTATCGACCATATTGCTTGTTGAAAAGTTATATTAATAAGTATTACTTTTTAAGAACATGGCTACATCGATTTATGTGTATGACTGTAAAGAAACATATGAGAAAATGTATAAAGATTTTCAAGAAGATAAATTAAGAGAATGTCCGTTATTGGATTTATATGTTAAAGGAGAACAATTACTTGTTGTAACTAACACAAGCATGCACAAAGAACAACCACGTATGGAGAGAACCATTGTTCATTTTAGAAATGGTGATCTAGGTAAATGGGAAAGTGGTACCGAGAAACTTGTTAAGTTTGGTTCATTATATTATAATCATAATAAAAATAAACTAGATATATTTCCAAAGTTCTTAAGAAAACCAGAACTCCAACTACGTGTTGATAGATACTATGGTGAGAAAACAAAGAGAAAAGAAATCAACTATGCATATAGGTATTATGATTTAATGATGGATAGAATAAACTTAGTTTTGGAGAGTGAAGATGGTGTTTAATGTCATACTTGGAGAAGTTGAAGATAAACTTGATGGCATAGATGATAAACTAGGAAGAATTGAAAAGCTTTTAGAATTACTTTTAACTCCACCTGATCTTAAAGAATATGAGAAATGGAAGTTAGAAAAACGTAAAGGTTTAAGTGATTAAACAGGTATTAAAGAACCAATTCGTAAACCAAAACCAACCACCTTCATTACAAATCATCTCTTGTTACCTAAGCCTTGACTCATAATTATTTGCCAATCTTTACCATGTCGTTTCTTCATCTTTTGCCAAAATGGATCTGCACCATACATTCCACCTTTCTTGTTAAAATCTTTTAGGTTCTTTGCAATTCTACCATGACAAGACTTACAAAACCTTGCATTGATTTGTTCTACATGAAATTTATACTTATTACAAAAGAAACAATACCCATAGTAATTATCCTTTATTTTAGCTAATAATGGTTCTCTACCACGCTTTCCAGCACAGTCACCACAAATATCAACTATTGTTGCTGCACTTGCATCACGTTTAAAACAGTTTATACATACAGCTTCTTTGTAATGATCTACATGAGTGTATTCATCTGACTGATGTTTATCCCAAAGTTTCTTTGTTAAATCATTTGCATTGGCATTAGTGTCTAACTTTGTTGCCATATTAGTTCTGTGAGAGTCTAACCTTTTTAAGTGTTTCGTCTAATAAGTTTCTAATATTGGTACAAGCATAATCATTAAGACCATTCTTTCTACATTCTTTTCTTATTTCATCTAATAGTTGATCTATCTCATTAAATTCTGCTTTGTAAACATTAACTGTTCCACTAGCTATTTTTACTTTCTTTATTTTTATCTCTTTCTTATCTTTCACTTCTTCATGTGGGTTCTTTGTCCAACCACTATATTGTGTGCCTGCGTCAGCACCCTTTGTGTTTTTATTTGTCTTTTTCATCTTCCCAACCTCTCATTCCTTGAAATTCATTTTTAACTATTTCTCTTGCTTGTCTAACTGTCATACCTGTTGATTTTCTAAGTTCATCTACTGTCTTTGTTCTCTTCCAACCAAAGTCAACTGATGTTTGTAATGTCTTTTTAACCACTTCAAAGTTAGCTGGTGTTATTCCATCAGGGAATGATTTCTTACTCATACTTGTACCACTACCACTAGCTGGAGATCCTTGACCTGTACCACCTATATCACTTGGTCTTGAATTTTTTGGTTCACCTTCAAAAGATTGTTTATTCTCTTGTTGTTGTCCCATCATATTACCTCTACCGTTAATACCACCCATACTATTCATCATAGCCATCTCTTCTGCTGTTATTGCACTGTCTTTACTAATCTTAAACTCACCTGTGTGTGTTCTTGTAATCTCAAAGCCCATTTGTTGTAACATTGCCATGTTTTGTATCTCAACACCATCAGTTTGCAAGTCTCTAAGTTTATCAGTTTCTTCGCCTGCTTTTAATTGTAATTTCCAATCATCTACATCTAAGTTTGCTGCAATCTTACTAAAGAATGATTTCTCAAGAATGTCTTGACCCCATTTAACTGCTCTATTAGTTATTGTAACTTGTAATCCTTCTTGTGACCAACCTGCAGGGGTTTCACCATAATAGAATGGTAACACACCATACATTGCACCAATGATCATTCTAAGTTCTCTTCTAATCTCAATAAATTCTAACTCTTTTAATGAACCAGTGAAATCCATCCACTGTGCCATATTATTTCCACCCTTCTCGCTTTCTACCATTAATGGGTGAATCATGTATGGATCTTCGGCTGCTTTCTGTGATAATACGTCCCAAGACTTTCTAAAGGTTTCATAGTTACGTGAAGCAACTACCAATAATCCTCTTGGTGGTCTCATTTTATCAAAGTATTTTCTGATATATTCGTCCATATGTGATAGTGACATTGCCTTTGACCATATAGAATAGATAGGTGAAAAACCATAAATTAGGTGAGGTCTATATTTACCTGCCTTCCAAATAACTTCTCCTTCCCCATACACAACACGTTTTGGTTGTGGAATACCAATAGAATATACAGAGTTTACTTCCATGATAGCCTTTAATGCTTCTGCACCACATCTATCACATTTAGGTTCTGTTAAACGTTGGTCTCTGTGCTCAAATCTTGGACAAACAAATATTTTATTTCTCTTATCATCGTAACCTAATCTACCATCACTATCTGCAATCATTGCAACTTGTGGTGGATCTATACGCAAATACTCTTTAATTGCTGTACGTTTATGGTCAATTTTACCTGTTGTATCATCAATGTAGTAATTCTTTAATGCTAATAGGTATGCATTATCACTAATCTCCAAGTCACGTTCTAACTGTCTTGAAACATCTTCAAGTGTTTGTTGGTTTCCATTAACAGCTTTTGATAACATATCTTCAAGTATCTTTCTGTTCTCTGGTTTAGGTCTCTTTAAATCATTACTTCCACAAGTGTCACATTGTATTTGATCAAGTTCACCCATTGCCTTTTTACGTGGGTGTGCTACTTCTGGGTCATTATTAGTTTCAAATGGTTGATCATCTGGTAAGTCACTTGCCAATGGTTTGTATTGGAATTCTTTACTACAGTTATTACATTTGTATTTATATTTCTCTGTAACCTCAAAACCGTTCTTAAACATCTCTCTATTCAAAGTCTCAATAGGTATTCTAAGTGCGTCAATATTATCTGCTAACTCATAAATCATTATGAGTGGAAATGGGAAAATTGGTAATTTAGCACCTGTATCGGTGCTCATATATGGTTGAGCAATTGAAGGTCTAGTAGTGGTTTCTGTATAACCTTTGTTAGTTAATCTAAATGCACTCTTGAGTGATTCTACTAATCCCATATATTATCTCAATAGTGGTACTTTATAAACTTTGTCAAATGACGTTATTTTTTTGTCGGAATATTATCCATGTTGTGGGCAATGTCTATTGCGTAATTCTGTGCAATTACATTTATCATCATGTGTATGTGGTTTCTGACCATCAATGTGAGAATGTACAGTCCCATCTGAATGTGTGTGTTCTTCTGGGTCAATTACTTCATATTCTGGTTCATTATGTATTACCGTTTTTTCTGGTATTCCATCATCTAGTCCCATAAATATTATTAATGTGAATATCTTATAAAGTTTGTTACCTAGTGGTGTGAGCTTGCATACTCGTATGAGAGGACTATCGTGGCGAAATAGCTAGGTGGCAATCCTTATTAAAGGCTTTTATTAACTTTAAATATGGTTGAACTAGATCCTAAAGATTATAGTGAAATACTAAATTGGCTTACATTGGCGTATGGAAAAGATCCACAGTTAGGTGAAAATACTTTACGTACGTTTTGGAAGTTAACATTTCTAGCAGAAGATTGTCTATCTGAACGAGAACTTCATGGCGAAAAAGAACACTCTGAAAAATAACACTTTGCCTGCTAACGCCGAAGGCGTTTTTTTGATATAGAAAGTCTTATATATCTCCAAGCCGTAGGTACAGTATGAAGTATCAATGCGAAGAGTGCTGGAAGATGATAGATACAAAGTCCGATATGTGTTCGGTTAACGGTGTTCCAATGTGCGACAAATGTGGGGCTAAGAGATTAAAGTACGCCTTCTCTAAGAGGGGAACTAATGAAAGGTAAAAAGTTTGCAAGAGATAATGGCAGAATTATAACAGCTAAAGAGATTGCTGATGCAGCAGGTATTAACACAATAACATTGTTTTATAATGCTAAACTGCTTAGAGAGTTGATTGATGATGAATAAATATGGTACTCGTTATGAAGTAAACAAGATTGATAAACCTTATCAATGGTATTTAAACTGGTTGAGAGAAAAGGGGTTTACAAAGAAATGATCTGTGAACATGAGTGGATAGATAATATACCTGTTCGTAACAACACACAAGATGGTGATGCTGGACAACATTGTAAGCATTGTTATAAGGAGAAATCGAAATGACTTTAAGAGGATGTTTGGCTTGTGAGAGCAAGCATGAAGATGAATGGTTTGTAGATTGTAAATGCATGTGTCATAAGAGAAAAGTTAATAACGCTAGGGTTATATAGCACAGAGTTCTATATAAGATATGTGGAAATACATTTGGTTACTCCCAGTCGCTTTGATGTTGGGTGTGATGTTCTATGGTACATTTTCATATGATACCCCTGAAATAGAACAACTACCGACACGATGTGAAACAACTCTACCAACTGCTTCAACGAGGATTTGTCCATGATTTACGACGATGAAAAAACATGGGATTCTCATAAAAAGGATTGGGATAAACTAACAAAGTCTATAGTGTTTCATCCTAAGGATGTGACTCAGGCACAACATGATTATAGAATGAAAATCATCTATAGACTAATAAAAGACTATGAGGTAATGAACAAGCATGAGTGACGTTATCGTGAAAAGCCACCCACCTTGTCACGCATGGCAATTTGATTGCTTCAAGTTCTTTTGTATATTATGTGGTAAGGGTGAGCATGAATGAATGTTCATACTCCATGCAACCACCCCAACTTCTTTTATAAAGAAGGTATAGCATATTGTCGTACGTGTAGGGAGAGAGTTGAGAATGTTGGGTAATAAACAACTTGAGAAGATAGTATGTGTTGCTTGTACTGAGCCTTTTGGTGATCATACTAAAAGACAGCTTATAAGGTGTATTTTTAGAATACAGGGTACAATGGTAAGCAACGGAATTGACAATAATCCCCCAACCGAACTTTCAGACAAGTAGGGGTTAAATACTTTTTTAGATGAACACCGCCTTTTATATAAGTAGGTAACTCTTATATTTCATTTTTTCTAGAGGCGCACTAGGGCGAGATGAACGAAAGAAAAAAAGGGCGTGGAAATACTTTTGGGTGTATTTCTCTATTTATTTTAGCTGTGCTATCATATTGGCTAATCTATCTCGTATAGAGTAGTCTTTTCCAACGAATCCTTCAAGGAAGGTTAATTGGTCTTTAATACTGCCTGATGGGGCGTATTTTCTGATAGGGCTAAAGCCATCTACCTGCAATTCAATATAGGCTTTAGAGTTATCACTCTCGCCTATACCTAAGAAGGTATGATTGCTTTTCATTAAGTCGCATACTGTTTTAGATACAGGGTTTGCTGTGCCTTTTCCAGCGTTAGCGACTAGGTCTTTTAAGCCTGTCATATACCCTATTGCAGTAAACACTGTAATTGCCTTATATACCATACTAGGAAGGGATTTCG